GGCGCATCGAAAATTTTCTATATAGGTTATTAACCCTATATTGAAGTAACAGATGTCTTGAGTCTATCATGGAGAAATCCAAAGATCTCCAATAGGAGAGATAGCTAAGTTGTCCATCAGAGCCTGATTTTCCAGACGAATCTGGACCAAGCTAAGTGAACTAGCACTCAGCGGACCTGAAACCATAACACTACCAGCCATCACAGTGTCTCCAATTTCTTGGAAACCTGTAGTTTGGATAGTAATGGATGGATTAGAGGATACCTCTGATTCCATAATTCCTAACCATGCCCACGGGTGGCCATGGTAGTAACTAAGGAAAATTGATCCGGAGAGCATTACTGCTCCAGCTGTAAACAAAGCAATAGCAATAGTATTACTATGCCTTTCTACATCCAAAAGTTCAAGAGGTTTCACTGTCTCATGTGATAAAATATCATAATGAAATGGTAAAACACTTAAACTTTCGGACTTGCCATGCAACAATTCAAGAACTAAAAAAGTCCCGATTGCCACAACCAGAAAATCAACCCATGGAAAGTTTAAATAACTTCCAGAGGGAGATTCAAGGTGAATCTGTCCTTCTGTATCACCTCGTTCTTGCTTGATATGCTGAACTTTAGGAGGTAAAGATAAATCTTTCCCATAAAATTCAGCCCATAATGGCTTAGTTATTTCTTGTCATAACTTATAAGTAGACAAGAAGTCCCTGAAAGGTCGCTCTCCCTCCCGAGTTTCAGCTCAGAATTTCTCCGGAACTGCTGCTTTTAAATCATCTAATCCAAAAAGATGATGCAGTTTAGATGATAATGTATCTAAAGGGTTAATTAACCCTTTAGGTGTGATTTCCTTTCCAAAAAATATTGGAGAGGAGTCAGTCTCACGACCGGCTTTTACAAGGAACTCGTCATGCAATTTTCAAGGATCTATACCAATCTTCAAGTCTTTCAACTTGGAAAATCGGTACCCATGATTTGACATACCCCCCTCATTTCAAGCAGACAGATAATCGTAATCGATATCTGAAGCATGAAGATCTGGACTTAAGACAGCGTTTCACGGTACATTAGTTGTAACCGTGGCACCGTCTGATCCATTAAGGGAGGCCATCGAAATTATGGGGATTGGAGTTATAGCATCCAAAGTTTTAGGTGTATCTTCCACAGTCTTAATATACTTAGTGAAGACTGAATAGATCGAGTCGAACTTTTCAGAGTTCAACCTTGATACTATATCAATCATTTCTTCAATCGCTGAATCAGAAGGTTGAAAACTTTCTGTTCAAGACTTTTGAAGAAGTCACTCGGTATAAGAAGACTTACCTAAGGGACTGCTAGGATGACTAAGTCAAACCAGCAATACTCTTAGGCGGGTCGGTAACCTAAAAAACAAAGTTTTATAAACTTTCATTTTAGACTTATAACCATAACCTAGAAAAGAGAGAGTCGCATTTAGAGACAAATCGTACTTACGAACGAACTCCACTACTAAAGAAGTTGAGCACATAGTGGCTAAACTTTCTTTGAAGGGGAGCATGTTAGCAGTTGTATTATCTACGAAAAACTTTTTCGCAAATTCTATAACAAATTTATTCTTAGATAGAATAGATTTAGCTAACCCGGCCTTTACTCCCAGAATTTGGAGTAAAGATCGATAGTTCTTAGTTGGATTTGAACCTTTAATCACACCATCATCTCCTAATACGGCATAATCGTCATATCAACATTTACAACCACTCTTTCATGCAGAAAATTGCATCATAGCGTGGTGAGTAATAGCAAGCATAGCTCAAGAAGATAAGGCACCCATAGGTTGACCCACTGAATAACAAACATGAGTTGGGGTATTGCGTTTAACCGCAAACCGCTTCTCATTGGTTGTAGATTCAGGTGAGTTATAACCAGTAGAATACCTTCTTAATACAAGGATATCCCTTCAAGACTCTGAAAATATTTTAGAGTCCGGGACCAAATCCTTTAATAAGACTTCTAACAGTATGACCTGCATTGATATGGGCAGACGATCCGTAGCAGAGCTTAAGTCAATAGAAGAAAACAATCCCTTAGGATTACTTCCATACTTTGACTGCAAGCGGAGAATAGGACTCATTTGATCAAATGTTCCATCTTGCGGAATGGCTCTTAATATTTTAAAGAGCCAATCATGCAGAGGATGGAGCAATCACTGACTTCAAGCATCAACCATAGCAAAAACACGAATTTTACCTGCTGGTTCCGGTTTATACCGGACAGCACCTAAAGATAAGTGCGTAAAGCTCGTCTCATCGATTCGAGCATTACTTACCATGGCGACGGTCTGAAGACGTGATATAAAAGTCTTTGAGTCCCTAATCTGAGTACAAAATCTAGTTAAGGCACTAAGCATCTCGTTGTCTGAAGATTTTCGTAATCAGACTCGAGCTGCTATAACTAGTGCCCTAACTGAAGAATTAGTATATGAAGTACCAGGAGGATCATCCAGAGTCAAGGTCGTTGGACCTGACTTCAAGATGGGAAAAAGCTTAGGACCTGAAAGTTCAGGAAACTTAACAAGTTTAGATAGTTGAGGTTTGAAAGTAGTTTCTAAGAAGCTCTTTCATTCCTTTAGGAATTCTGATATCTCTGGGCCTGGATCAGTTATACTTGAAAGGTTAAGAGAACCTTTAAAATCAAGTATACGATACAGACCTAAGAGAGTCATCCAGAGTCGAATACTCCGGATATCTCTATCTCGAGATATAAGAACTCTAACCCCAGCAGGAATTATAAGGGGAACGCCCGCTCGATTACGAGATGGGCGTACCTTTAATTCTGCTAGATCAACTACTCTAAATCTTGCTACACTTTGTTGTAGCAAGACTTGACTAGCTTTTAAGTATATAACAAGACCTTTTAAACCATTATGTTGCGCTAAGTGGTAACACTTAAAGCAAAATCAAGCAACCTGCCTTACGACAGATTTTGAAGAACGAGGGCGGACCCCCCGAGTTATACTAAGTATAACTCCGATGAGTCCGCGGCCCTTATTTCTAAAGACCAGACCGTTAATAGTCTTCAATTTTGCATTGACAACCCTTTCCAACGTAAGCATACGTTGTTTGAGGTCGTCAATTCTGAGTTTCTCTGATGATCGAGATGCCAAGTTAAAGTGTTTTTTATGAGCATTACTGTTCATATTATACTTCGATTGGTTGCTATATATAGCTTTCTTAATCAATAATCTGTTCGAGCAAGGACATAAGTCCAGCCCTACACAGATGCTTATTCCGTTATTATAAATAATAGAGCGGAACTCAGCGAGATGCAAAGAATGCAAAAGATCTGACCACTAACCCCTCTTTCCAGTACCCGAAAGTACTGGGGAGTAGGTCCTCGATAAGAGTTGTGGTTAAGGTCAATATAGATTGTAAAAGGAAATAAACCCTCCTTTTCCTCTATATCACCTTTATATAATATCTAAATAAAACTATTTAAATAAATATTATATTATCTTGGCGCGGGGGTCTTTTAGATCCACGACTCAGATGCACTAGGCAAATGAGCCATAAGAACGAAAAGCACAAGCTTTTTGTTGATCTCTTTTAACG